TCTTTCAAAGTTTGAAGATGAAGCATATAAGGCACGAGCTAAAACTCTTGAGGAAGTTAAGCAGCTACAGGCAACATATGACTCAGAAACAGTTGCTAGAAGCAAAAAACGTGAGGAGGAAATCAACAAAGCAACCATTTTAGGTCAATCAAATTTAATCCCAAAAATTAATGAGCGTTATGATGCTGAAGATAAGTTAGCTCAGAAGCAATTTGATTTTGAAGTAAATGGTTATAAGTGGACTGAAGAACAAAAGCTTGATTACACATATGAAACCAATTCTTTGCGATTAGTTGCTGAGGGTAAACTCTCTGAAGATCAAAGAAAGGTTGCTTTAGATGGCCTGAAATTGCAAAAACAGCAAGAGTTAGGATTACTGAAACTTGCTCAAGAGCAACGTTTGTTTCAAGCTAAATTATTCTTGCTTTCAGAAACTGAGGCAATGCAAGAACGCTACCGATTGGAGCGAGAAGAAATTGCCAAGACGGTAAAAGACGAGGAGGAAAAACGTAAGCGACTGGCATTATCACGTGATCAGGAAAGATTGGAAGCATTTGATCGTGCAGCAAAAGCTGGTCAAGCATGGGGTGGTATTCAAGCTGATATGAATGGCAGTGGTGAGTTCTATAGACTAGATCAAGAACGATCTAGCCGCCTAAGTGCCGCGACAAATCTACTTGATAGTCAGCAAGGTGTGGTTAATTTAAATGAACAAAATGCTATTGAGGCTTTAAATGCACAATTTGAGCAACAGCTTATAAGTCAGCAGGATTACGAAAATCAGAAAACAGCTATCATTCAAACTGCTCAAGATCAACGTAATCAGATTGCTGCTGAATATGCAAAGAATGCTCAGGATATTGAAGATAAGTATCAGCAAGATCGCTTGAACACTCAAATTGCATTTGGTGGCCAAATGATGGGTTCACTCACATCGATGTTTGGTTCAATGTTTGGAGAGCAATCTAAAGCATACAAGATCATGTTTGCTGCTGATAAAGCGTATGCGATTGCAGCTGCAGGTATTGCCATTCAACAAAATATTGCAGCAGCTTCAAAAGCTGGTTTTCCTTATAACTTGCCTTTAATTGCTGGAGCAGTTGCTCAAGGCGCTAGCATTATTGCAAACATCCGTGCAATCAAAGATCAAGGCTTTGCTGACGGTGGTTACACTGGATCTGGTGGAAAATATGACCCTGCCGGTATTGTCCATAAAGGAGAGGTGGTCTGGTCGCAAGAGGATATTCGCCGTTGGGGTGGGGTTGGATTAGTTGAAAATATGCGTAAGAGTGCAAACCCTGAAGCATTTATCAATAATCATGCTATTAACAACACTTCAGCAGAAAATGTCTTTAATCGCTCATTCCTAAGCTCTAAAGCTTTTAATGATAATCAAAATATCTCGAATATTTTTAATCAATCTTCTCGAGAAGACCAGATTATTGTTAAAGCACTCAAGCCAAGTAATGAAGTGGTGTTGCAATCAGGAGATGTTCAGAACATTACTAACCAGTATGCTGGGAACAACACCAGCTTTAGCGAAGTTCTAGATAAATCGATTCAAAGTAGTAAATCCTTTAATGCTAGCAAGTCGATCATTTCTAGTCTCTCTAACTCAAAAGTTCTAAATAGTAATGTTTCAAACAGTACCGTGCAGAATGCTGAGAAAGAATTGCTGAAAGAAGTTTCTATCTTCAAAGACAATGGTTTTGCAGATGGAGGATATACAGGCAAAGGTAAGAAATATGAGATTGCTGGTGCCGTGCATAAAGGCGAAATTGTTTGGTCCCAAGATGATATTAAAAAATGGGGTGGTGTTGATAAAGTTGAACAGATGAGAAGGGCGACAAGTCCAGAATCATTTGTTTCTAACTATGCTCAAAACCATACCACTTTTGAGAGTATCTTGAATCGGGCCAATCAGAGCTCTAGGATTTTTAACCAGAGCAAAGAAATCTCGAACATCTTTAATAAATCTGTTCAAGATGATCAGATTATTTATAAGGGCAATGGCAACGTGCCTACTTCAGCAACTTCTGATCTATACCACGATGGCAAGGTCTACTTCTCATCCAATGGTTTAGTTCAGGATCGATCAAATCTTGAGGATGTTCAAGACTTCACGATAAGTCAAGCTTCTCGACCTTAAGCTGAGATTATGCCTTCAATTGAACCTTCTACACCGACAATCAATTTCAAAATTGAAGTGATTAATCAGGTGAGTGGAGCGACAGTTGAAGCCGAACAACTGGATGAGCAAACAGTCCGGATCATTGTTAAAGATGAATTGGATAAGCAGCTTCCAAGAACGGTACCTAAGCTTGTAAGTGATCAAATCGCAAATCCAAACTCAACCATTAGTCGGTCTTTGACTGAGAATACGACAGCGAGAAGAAATCGTACTTAATAATTTGAACCCTTTTCGGAGGGTTCATTTTCATAATATTTAAATTTCAAGGTGATAGAGTCTGTTGGCATTAAAATTGATGGTTAAGACATGAAAAAAATAATTGTAATTTCTACAACACTTTTAGGCCTTACGGGATGTGCCATTCCTGCGGTAAATAATCTCGTAAGATCTACAAATATGTATCAAGATGAAATAGCAGGTAATACAGCGAATTTAAGGGTTTATAGAAGTAATGTACCCATGGTGCAGTTCTATATTACTTATCAAAATAATGAGGGTGAAAAAATTTCAAAAAACCTAATAACTAAGCAGATTTCAAATAATTTAACAAAGTATGGCTCTATGCATGAGCCCAAAAAATTAAATATGCCTAAACCCACAATCAGTTTAAATAATGGTGAAGAGTTTTTTGAGTTTAAAGTACCCGCAAATAAGAAGTTAACTTTCAGGCTTACTTCTGTTATTGGGTCAACTACTATGTATAGTTGTGATGTAAAAATGGACTATCAGTTGAAAAGCAATGGAAATTATGAATTGATCCGTTTTAAACAGATCAAAGATTTTGTGAATCCAGCTTTACTGACTGAACCATCTCAAGATGGAGCCTACTGTAAGTTTGTAGTGAAAGAGATTTTTGAAGATGGTAAAGAAACTATTATTAAATCGATTTCTTAATGTTAAATCGTTTTTGTAATTAATTTAAATATCTAAACCTTATTTCATCAAACCACCCTTCGAGGTGGTTTTTTATTACCTGAAGGAAAGTTATGTACAAGTTAAAGCTAAATCCTCAAACAAATGGCTATGGCGTAACACCGGGTGATGATGTAAAGCGTCAACAAATGGATGGTGGGCGTGGACGCTATTACATCGATGTGAAACGTAATAGCCACATTGTTGATGTGAACTGGAATTTAAGTAAAACCGATTTCAATAAAATGATGGCGTTCTGGCGGGTCTACCAGAATAAGCCAGCTTCATTTTATGCGGATCTGGTGATTGATCAGGGAGCACGGCAGCAATACCTGTGTAACTTCATTCCGAACTCGCTCAAGACCAATGAAGTGAATGGCAACCTTTACCGGGTAAATGCGCAGCTCGAAGTTGTTCAAAACCAGCCTAACTTTGCTGCAGATATAGCATTAATTAAAGATTGGGAGGTCTGATGGATAACGAATATGCCAAATTCTTTTTCAATCGAAAAGTTGATGTTTATCAACTGGAATGTATTGAACTCTCACACCCTTCTTTTATGAATACTTACCGGGTAGTCCGTAATGATGACCGAGGTGTCTATGTACAACATAAGGAAGGATCCGGTCAGGTCTATTATGAGTTCTTGCCAGTCTCAATCCAAAGATCCGGAATGCTTGGTGATCTGGACCAGACATTAACCGTTTCTATCTCTGGTCTAGGTGATGTGATGCCTGATGAGTTTGAACGGGTAATCGAAGGGCAATATCCAGATGTAAAGCCAACAGTAAACTACCGGATTTACAGTTCAGACAATCTGAATTCTCCAATGTTTTATTTACTTGGACTGCAACTCTCCAGTGTTGCCATGAACCATAAGGCTGTGACATTCAAGGCCGAATCACCGCGATTAAATACCACTAAAACCGGAGATATCTTTGCACTGGATCGCTTTAGTGGCTTGAAGGGGGCTATATGAAAGGTCATGATCATTTGCTCGATAGGCAATATGACGAAGAACACTACAATTGTGTTCACTTTGTTCATGAAGCTGTAATGGACCTATACGGTATAGATCGGGCGGAAGCGCTTGAACTCTTTATGCAGCCTAAGGGCAAAATTACTTTTTTATCTTCACGGTTAAAACTTTTAAATCCGCTGCCCATACCCAAGGAAGGCTGCATAGTCGCCTTCCATCCTAGACAAAGAAATAAGCCCCCGCATGTGGGGCTTTTTCGTGGGCAAAAGATTCTTCACCTCATGGAAAGCGGAGTCACATATTTGCCTGAAGAGGTCGTGATGGGAATGGGGTTTAATCGGGTCAGTTATTATGATTAAAGTTATTTATAAAAAAGATGCTTTGTCTGAAGAAAAGACAATTGAACAAGCTCAAACGATTGGGCAATGGCTCACTTCAAAATATGAACATATGCCTGAACATGTCCGTATCTTTCATACTACAAGCAATATGGATCATGCCGAAATTTCATTTGCGAATGAAGTCACACCGAAGAATGCATATGACTTAAAGCAGCTTGATTTCTTACCGGGCACTTTTATCGTAGTTGAGAACCCTAAATGGGTCGCGGCTATTGTTTCGATTGTGATTAGTATTGCGATCGCATTTTTAATGCCGACGCCATCAATAGCACAAACGACTCAAAATACTAACCAGTCTTCTTCAGCAAACAATGAACTTTCTAACCGGGAAAACAAGATCCGGGTGAATGGTCGTATTGCTGATAACTATGGAGCTGGGTGGAATACTCCCGACCTAATCGCAGTACCTTACAAGGTATATGAAAACAACGTTGAAGTTGAACATGTAGTGGGCTGTATTGGTCGTGGA